TGCGTAGAGTCTCTGTTCAAAAAAGGCTCCGGTAGATGGATACCCTGTTACACCAGACCAAGCGCCAAGACGCCATTTAGTTTCTGCTGTAGTCACTGTAACAGTGCGCTCTATATCTACAGTCGCTGTTGTTGTATTAGTAATTGCGGTAATGACACCCCAGCCCCAATTTATGGTGCCTTCATCTGTAAGGCGAAAAGCCCGTCCAATATCCGCCGTAGTAAAACCTACCCCACCATTAACTCCGTTAACCGAAGAGGCGGTTAAAGTTTTTCCAAGACCCGAGGCTGCGTTACAGGTAAATGTAGTAGTTGTTGTATTTTCAGGAAGCCACGGGCCGTCTTGCCACGGGACTTCTATAAGTGCCCATGTAGTATGTCCTCGTCTTTCAAGGCGATAAGTAGGATAGGATTCGTGGAACATATATAATATGTCCGCAGATTGTGGCCCTTCTATCTCATAAAGATGGGATGCTGCATAAGGAGTAGCGACTTCTACCGGGGCGTCGTCCAACAGGGCAACATTATCTATCTGAACGGTTTTTGCTTGTTGGTTTAAAAATTGCACGTAGAAGTTAGCTGCTGTTGCCGTAAAAGAATAACAGTGATACCCAACTTCCGCTACAAAGTCATTAACTATCTGAGTACCGGTAGAGGCTGTTCCCACTCGGAACAATACAAAATCCCCCGGCGCACCAATAACTTGAAACTGAAGAACGTGTTCAATAGCAGACGAGTTAGTAACCACCTGTTCAGCGTGTCCGTTAGTTGACCCGTTAGATATAAGGTTTAATCTGGCGTTTGTACCGTCGTGGGAAATTGATGAACCACTGCCTGATCTATCCGTCCAACTACTAATACCCGAAGGGAAAGCCCCATTTGTAATAGAAGCAGTTATATTTGGAACAGTAATCTGTCCTTGATCTCGGTAAAATCGAAAATAATAGGCCCCCATCTCGATAATATAATTCTGAGTTGTAGAAAACTCGAATTTCTTCAGTCGAGATTTAACAGTCGCACCAGTTTTGGTAGCTGCTACATACCGGGTTCCGGCTCTACGAGCTATCCCTCCTTCGGGGAGAGCTACAAAGTTCTCTAAAGTTTCTACACCACTGGGGTATTTGTTAAAATCAACTCGAGCGGAAAGTCTCGGGGATAGTTCCCCGGTGTTCATCGAAGGAGTAAAAGGGTGGACTTTTGGCATTAGGCCCAACCATTACGAGAGTTCGCCCATGAGCCACGGGGGCGAGGTTCAGGAAAGGAATCAACGGCGTCTATAGATTTAGCCCGTCCTAGATCACGGTCAGCCCTTTTAGATAATTGGTCTTCAAGGACATTCGAATTTGCGATTGTAATAGCTAAATCTCTAGCTAACGCAGAAGAGAGGGCCACTCGGAACGACGCCGGCATTAAATTCGGGTCAGTCTCTTTGTAGGTGTACGTCATAAAGACTTGAGAAACATCCGTCGTTATAACATTTTGTCCGGCTACTTGTTCATGCCGGTAATCAAGTGTACCGTACCCGCCGTCATTATCGTGAACAGATATGGTGTATATCCAGTCGGAAGGATGAGCAAATGCATTATCGAAACCAAATGAAGGTGCGGTAGCTGATTTAGCTAACTCAACTCGTTTCGTAGCAAAATTCCACGGGAAGGCTAGTAAATTATCTCGGACTTCGTTATATATGTCAGATACTGCGTTTGCGTTTGGGGTGCCTTGAGAAAGCGATGTTATACGAGTTCCACCGACGAGCCTTAAAGCAACATTGGCGATACTGGTTTCACTAGCCATTTAGAACTCCTAATTATATACCGGTATCGGAAAATCCCCTCTTGCAATGGCGTGGGCACGTTCTTTATTAACGCATTCGGAAATTATCTTTCCTTCGCACAGAATATTATAAGTTTTTTTACCGGGGTTATACTCAACAGCGCCCGTACCTTGTATATACTCAGTAGGCGCTTCATATTCTTTAGCCGGCTCTTTAAAATTTCTAACCGGAAACTTTAATACTTTTGATGAGAGAGGAAAAAATTCAACTTTGTCTAGCCTGTTTGTGTGGATAACTTCTAGAACAATGCCGTCCGCCATTGAAAAAATTCGTTTATCTCTTACTTCTAATATTCGGATTGTATCTCCAGCCATTAAGTTGCCAGCGAGAGGATCAAAAAATCCTTCTTGGTAACATTCTTTTACGTCATGCTGATCGCAAATATAGTTCCACATCTTGCCAAAATTACCATCTTCCGGTTTATTTAGCTTGTTGTGTTTCGCCTTTACCTTAGACATAGGTTCTCCTGATTTAGTTTATACAAAAACATATTAAATAACCCACGAGGTTACCCCCGTGGGTTAATAATTAGTCAGAGTCCGCAAACGAAGCATTCAGAACATTATCGGTAATATCAACCGCACCTGAACTAACAGCATTAACAATGTGTAGTCCCATTCCCGAGATCGTACCAGTGCGAATGGCAGTTGCCCAATCTACGGTAAATATGATATCCCCAACTTGAAAGTTCTGGTCATCATCGTTGTTATTAAAATACCCCGCAGCATCAACAGCCGTTGAAGCTTCTAGAGTATCGTAACGCCAAAGATTAAACCCGTTAAACGTACCCATATTGACCAAGTCCGCCGTAACAAAAGCCATAACTATTCCTCAATAAAGGTTATAAAAAACCGGGGGGTATAAACCCCCCGATCACGTTACGCTGGTAAAATCTCGACGATACACGTTGCCTCAGATGCCGTACTTCCTGCCCCGTCACAAGTGACTTCAATAGCAGCCCCTTCAGTAACGGCGTTAGCAGCATCGGCTGTACCCGTATCAACATTTCCAGCAGCAGAGCCGGAAGCGGTGATAGTGAGAATAGTAGCAGAACCGCCGTCGGTGACGTTGGTTCCCCCAATTTCCATTCCCATAATAGTATCGGCTTGACAAGCACCGTGGATAACTGTCCACATCCGACTAATGACTCCGTCACACGGAGATACCAAAAAGGCACTGGTGGTTGTAGAAATCGCCAGCATATGAGTCGAAATATAAATTGGGGTAGTTCCCAATTCCGTGGTAACAGTACCAGATGAAACAGTATCAACTCGGAGAGTATACCCACCTTGATCGCCTACAACAAAAATCGTGTCGTCGGCGGTAAGGTTGAGATTATCGTCCGTGTTATTAAAATACCCAGAAGCCATGACAGTTTCACGAGTGTCCGTGTCAGACTTATAAGTATATTGAGCGTTACCGGGATACCCGGTACCGAGGTTATATAGATTTCCTGCTGAATAAGCCATAGTCTAGCCTCCTTTAAGAAACTGGGATAGCTGCTGTATCATTGAGATTTCCCTCAATAACACCGCCGTCATCAATCATAACGGAGTTGCCAGACATCGCATGGTTAACAAAATGTGCAGCACGGTCGCCGTGCCAAGTAATATCTGCACCTATAGAGGTTTCTCCAGACATAGTACCGGCAAGGTTGGCTGGCGTTTTACCGGCAGCATACCCGATTGCAGATTTATTCCAAACAAAAATCTTGGAAGTTGCTGTTCCAACATTCGGAACGCCTGAATGGACAGTCCAAAGAACTTGCGCCCATCTTTTAAACATCCCGACAGGAGCGCCTTCTTCAAACGGAAGATTGCCCGGGCCGACATAATCGGAACTAGCAAATTCCTGAATGGTTGAAGCAACAGCCCACATATGCGGAGACATAACTCCGTACATATTACCGGGTTCATAAGCATCATTGGTGATAAGAGCTTCTACCATATCCAACAATCCTCTACGAGCTTGTCCAATAGTAGTAACTGTCAAAGTTACCGTTGTTTGACTTGTGGTATCCAAAGTTGTAAAAATCTGGCTATCCACTTTTCGGCCGAGAGCCATAGCACCACCACGAGCAATAGCTTGACGCTCGTCGATGTTGGTTTTAGCTTCGTCCAGTTTATCAACCCAGTCGCCAGCATAAAAATCTGCCAGTGTGGTTGAGATGGCCGTATGAGTTTGATTCATCGGCGTGATAGTACCGTGACGGGCTTTAGTGGTTGCAACACCGGTTCCGATCTTTTGGAACGTAGCTACAGAACCGACAACGTCCGTCTTATACCGAACGGTAGGTTTTAACTGCGAACCATGTCGTTGGTATACGTCGTGAACATCACGTTCGTATTGCGTTATAAACGCATTATTAATCGAGGTAGACATTTAAGCCTCCATATTGAATTGAAAATTTAGGCTTGCGCCCGTTAATGTACATTTCCAATGGAAGCCGAGTTAAATGTCGAATCGGGAAGTCTGTTAAGAGGCCGAGTCTTAATTTGTTCGGGGCATAGGTCATGTTTCTTGCTATGCGGTGGGGCCGTTAGGGAAGCCACCTATTAAATGTATATCATTATAAGAGAATATTGTCAACTACTTGCGCTCATAAGTTTCTTGTTGCGACACCTACAATCGGATCAGTTCCGTGTAACTTCTCCAGAACAGCCAATTCTTTGGCATCCCATCGTTTAGCTTCTGCGGTTAAGCCTTTAGACATAGCCTCATTCCGTTTAGCTCTAAAAGACTGTGCCTGTTCATTTAACGAATCTCGTTCTCCTGCGGTAGCAACACTACCCAAAGAACCTTCGCCCATCTCTCGCCCCAGCTTGGCAAACATCTTAACCATAAGCGGGTGGTCAAGTAGAAATTTCCCATCAGTCGTCTCGAGAAATCTTGCGTCCTCAAACGACTCGCCAAAAGCTTTTTCACTCGCCCGGGCTGCGAAAATCAGATTTTTCTCGTAGTCCCCGCCCCACTCTTGCTTTAAGGATTCTTCTGATTGTTTAGTAAACTCTGCATCAGCGTCTACCTTTGCTTGCTGCATCTGCCCCAGTTCGTTCCTGAATTCGGCGACCAGTGCGTCCGCAGTAGATTTAGGGACGTTGTTGTCAAGAAATATATTTGACCATTTATCTTCCCCGTCCATCATCTGGTCGGTTCGTTCTACACCTTCGGGTAATGGAAACTCATACCCATCTACATCTTTAGGTACTCCAATAGCTTCTCTATAAGACTCCCATGCGCTATCGTCAGCATCAGCCCC